CAAAAGACTGTGGGCCGCAAGGACATTCCTTTGGAGCAAACCGCAGGGAGATGGGGTCTGGATTCGCCGCTATCTGGTGTATTTCGATTTCAGCAATCATCGGGCAGAACTGGAATTTCATGGCCGGGGGATATGGTGGACGGACGGAAAGACCATCAAGCAGTGGAAACGCAGCTGGAGCGAGAAAGAGGAATATATTATGTGCCAGCGCCCGAAGCTATCCGCAATGCTGACGGCGCCCTCTGGCCCGTATCAGCCGTACACGTTGGCATCCCATACTGACCAATTTGAAAGTGATGTTCGGAAAGTGCTGAAATCTGAATGGATGTACCAGTACGATAACCATCTCAACTTTCCGTGGGAAGTTCGTCAGTGGGAAATCGTGAATCGGTATCCGATGGCCGAAAGCCTTGTAAAAACGGGCTGGGCTGATGCACTGTGCTCTCAGGTATACGACGAATATGAACACAGCACCCGCATCAATCTTCGAGCAAAGACCTATTACGATGTGTTTGGCTTAAATCGTCAGGAGCTGGCCGTGGTCGCACGAAGCAAAAAGTCGTTCCGCGAGGTGGATGATGCGCTGAAGTGGAAAGAAGCCGGCCTTGCAATCAATGACAAGAACATGAAGATGACGGCTAACATCCGAAATCTCTCAGGAATGGCCAAGACATTACGGGAAAGTGGAATGACACGGAGCTTGAAATATCTCCGCCAGCAGACAAGGCGAGTCACCGGAAGCTACAACGGCCAGATTGCTCTTCAAGTTGCATCGGACTGGTTGGACTACCTCGATATGGCCGGACAGATGAAAATGAACTTGAATCTCGAAAAGGTTCGTTTCCCGCTGGATCTCAAGCGCCGCCATGATGATTTGGTTCTGGAGCGAAACAAGCAATGCCGAAAGGACGCCTTGAGAGGTGCCGCAAGCAGCATCAAAAAGGAAGCCAAGGAGCTGGAGAATCAGTTCCATATCGAGAACATCTACAAGAAAATCCGTAAAATCTACGAGTACGATGGAGCGGAATACATCATTCGGGTGCCGGATGGGGCAAAGGCCATTTTGGAAGAAAGCAGGTTTCTTGACCACTGCATCCAGCGCGGAACTAGGTACTTTGAGCGTATTGCCAAACGTGAGAGCTACATCTTCTTCATGCGGCGCAAGGCTGATCCGAATACCCCGTGGTATACCTTGGAGGTGGAACCGGGCGGCACTGTCCGCCAAAAGCGCAGCTATAACAACGACCAGTATGCCGATTTGGAGGATGCGAAACCGTTTATTGCGGAATGGCAACAGGTCGTGCAGGGCCGCATGACAACGGCGGAAATTGATTTTGCACGGCAGTCCAAGGAAATCCGCGCACAGGAGTTTGCGGAACTCAAGGAGAACGGAAACATTATCCGCACGGGTGCAAATGCCGGAAAGCTGCTCGTGGATGAACTGATGCACGATTTGATGGAGGTGGAAAAACGTGTCGGCTAAAATTGAACTTTCTCTCGCGCCCGCCAAAGCAAAAGGTCTTTCGGAAGATGAGCGTCTGGATTTGGGGCGGCTGCTCCTGAAAGCAGGATACCGAGTTGATATTGTACGCCGTCGTCCGAATACCAATCCGGGCACCAATTACGATTATTTCATGGTTCTAGACAAAGGAGAGAACAATGCCTGACACCCGGAAGAATCACAACCCCAGCGGCGCGCCGGATCCTACACGGGTTCGGGCAGAGAGCAACATCCAGAGGGAAGAAGCTCGTGTGAGCGAGCTTGTTCACGTTCTGCGTTATGTGGCAGGTGCCGCCGGGTTTGAAATTGTGGAGCGAATTGTTCTCGTGGATAACCAGACGGGGAGGATTTATCGGTGAACAGAACAAAGAATGAGTTGGCCGATTATGCTTGGAATCCGGTGACAGGGTGCCTGAAAGATTGTCGGTACTGCTATGCAAGGAAAAGCGCGATACGGTTTGCAAGCGATTGGCGCCGAAATTTGGCAGAGAGACCGAAAGTTCAGCAGGTGGGAGAAAAGCTCTTTGAGCTGGATACCCCGTGGGAAACGAAAAACAAGCACTTCCTGAACAGTCCAACGGGATTTCTGCCCACGATGCACAAATACCGTTTCGACTGGCCGCAAAAGGTCAAAGTTGGCTCAAGCATTATGGTATGCACAGACGGCGATTTATTCGGGCCGTGGGTTCCTGAAGAATGGATTCTTCAGGTGTTTGCGGCGGCTGATGAAGCACCCCAGCACCAGTACATTTTTCTGACGCAGTATCCGGAACGCTATAAGCAGCTTGTGAATCACGAGAAGTTGCCCCAAAACAAGAATTTCTGGTACGGTTCGACAGCGACGGTCAGAGAAAGCAGCGTATGGGCGAACGAACACTATAATACGTTCGTTGCGATAGAGCCGCTCCTTGGCCCGTTTGAGGGCGACGCGACAAAAGCGTTCCAGAAGTTGAAGTGGGTCATCATCGGCGCGGAAACAGGCCGAAATGCAGGAAAGGTCATTCCTAAAACGGAGTGGATTAAAGACATTCTTGCGTCAGCGGATGCAACCGACACACCTGTTTTCATGCGGAGCAGCATGGAAAGCGTGGTGGGCGCTGAGAATATGCGGCGCGAGAAACCACAGCCGCTTCTTCAGAGAGTTCCCAGCGACGTGCAGAAAGAGCGTCTGTGGGAGTATTGCACGGTCTGCGGCAAGTACAGACCGATGAAAGAAATGTACGCGCTGCTCTTGCGCAGAAAACGTGGAGATAGCCCGGAGCGGGTGGCTTATATGTGCCCGGAATGCTATGAGCAGTTCAGCAGAGACAATTTTGAGAAAGGAAAAGACGATGAAGTTTGAACGAAGCGAAATTGGAACACTGTTTTCCAAGTTGCGTACAGCGGTGCCGGAGGTTCGTGCGGTGGGCAACGACAGCACGGGAATCCTGCTGAGTGGCCCGGATGCGTTTGCAACGAATTTGGAACTGAGCATTCGGGCAGAACTTTCCAGCCCGGTTCCGCAGGGCGTCGTTATTCCACCGCGTGGAGTGGATTTTATCAGCGGAGCAGTAGCCCCTGAAATCAACATCAACGTGACAAAGAGCGGATTGGTCATAGAGTCCGGCACGGCGCGGGCACGGTTGAGCACGACGCCGGCAGAGAATTACCCCACATTTGATGGTCCGGGAAAGGATGCGAAGCGCTGCGTGGTGAGAGCGAACGATTTGAGCTGGGCCATCTCAAAGGTTCTATACGCCGTGTCCAAGGAGGATCGGCATCCGGCGCACAAAGGGCTGTGCTTTTCCCACAACGGCGACGATACTTTGGAAATCTGCGCCCTGGATGGGTACAGAATGGCCATCAGCCGAATCGACTGCACCGCCGATGGCGATTTCAAGTTTGTGCTTCCGGCGGCAACGGCAAAGGCGATTGATACGCTGGGCCTTGATGGGAGCGTCAGTATTGAAAGAGACCGCAAAAAGGCCGTTTTCAGTGACAACAATTTTGAGGTAAAGTCTCGCCTGATCGCAGAACCGTTTCTGGATTATAGCAAAATTGCAGCCCAAAAGAGTGGGGGAACCAGAATCGTGCTTGACAGAAAAGAATTGCTGGGCGTTCTGGGACGCGTCAAACTTGCTCGGTCTGCAGACGCAAAGGAAAAGAGTACCTTGGTGATGGATCTGGAACCCGGCGGCACAGGTAGAGCATCGATGCGTAGCACGATTGCGCAGATGAATGAGGAGTTTTCCTTCAACGGAAAGCTGGATGAGCGCCTGCGAATCGGCTTTAATCTGGAGTTCCTGAGCGAGGCATTGAAGTCGATGGAAGGAGACGAGGTCAGCGCATTGGTGGTCGGTCCTCTATCCCCCGTAAAGCTGATTGAGCCGCAGTATGAAGCGCTGGTGCTTCCTGTCAAGGTCAAGGAGGAAGCATGATGCAGGATAGAACTTTTCGTGGGCAGTCCCCAGATGGCACTTGGCATGAAGGATTCTTGATTCGCTCCCCGGGTGTGAAGAACAGTCGCCCGGGTGAGGGCTGGTACATCAACTCCGAGCAAGAGCCGGCATACGCCCATCTCGTCAAGCCGTTTACGATCGGCATGAACACGACTCTGACGGACGGAAGCGGGGCACCTGTTTTTGAGGGGGACATTTTGAAAGACGATCGATGCGGCAAAGATGTGATTTTTGCCGTAAGATACGGCGAATACATCGACTACGGCGTAGGCCATATCGGATTCTACGCAGAATTTTCGGAGAACCGAAAGGAGTTTGTCGAGCATGGTCTTGCAAGCTTGGTTCTGACCGCAAAGGTGGTTGGAAATGTAGTGGACACGCCGGAGCTGATGGGCATGAGCACTGGAAAGGAGCAGCAACATGAAGTGGATTGAGACGATTACCCCGAAACAGGCGGTTGAAGAGCTGGGAGTACCTTATCACGGCTGGATGAGGGAGATGGATCGGGCATGGATCAGCGAAGACCAGAAGTACAGCGTGATGTCTCGTTTGCTCCGCACGGAATGGGGCAAGGTCGAACACGTCACGATTACGGCGGCAGAGGGCGTTGGCCAGAGCGACGGCAGCGGGGATATCCCGTGGGCCGTCAAGATGGAAATTAAAAACGACCTGTTCGGCGAGAAGCGAGTTGCCGTCGAGGTGTTCCCGACGCAGGACAGGTTGGTGGATGTCTGCGACTGCTATCACCTCTGGGTGTTCGAGAAAGGATTCCAGCTTCCGTTCGGTATCCACCCGCGCGATAAGAAAACGGTGACGGTCAATCGCGGCAGTACCAGAGTTCGGGCCATTGACGGCGCAGGACGCGAGCACAGCATCAAAGAGCTGCTGGAAGAGAATGGCGCGGCGGACGTTCCTAAACAGGCATATGCACAGGCTATGGCCGGATATATGATGAAAAATCTTCTGGGAGGGTGATGCAAGTGGATGGCGATATAGACCGCCAAAG